TACTATTTCGGTCTTGCAAATGTCGGTGGGACTCTTAGAACAGAAGTAATACTTGCGTCTGGTGCAACTGGTAGAACTGGAACGACTAATGCTGTACCAACAGGGCAATGGTCACATATTGCTTGGGTTAGAAATAGTGGTGTTATAACCACCTATGTAAATGGGGTTGCGGATGCTACAACAAAGACTGACAGCGCTACTTTAACTCCTACTAATTTCAGAATAGGGGCGGCTGTTGGAACACCAAATGCTTATTTTGATGGCTACCTAGATGATATTCGTGTAACCAAAGGCGTAGCAAGATACAGCAGTAGCTTTTTTACCCCACCTACTTCTGCACTCTCTGCTGACGTATCAGATATTACTGGCAGTGATGACGTAGTTCTGTTGCTGGATGGTGATAACAATATCACTGACCGCAGTAGTAGTGGACACACTATGTCATGGCCCGTATCAGCAGCTTATCAAAGCTTCGGCAAGTTTAACCAAGCCTTAGACTTAACCAGCACATATTTAAATGGCCCAACCACAACCGAAACATCAGACTTCCAATTTGGAACGGATGATTTCACACTGGAAAGTTGGATTTATTGGCCTTCTGGAATACCCACAACGGATAAGTGTCTGTTTGATAGTCGGACGGCTGCCAATGACGCCGGACTTGTTTGGTTTTTTCCGGGAAACACTTCTAGCACCCTAGTCCATCGGGTTTATAATAGCGGTGGTCTACGAACTGCTTCATCTGCTGGTTCCCTTTCTTTAAATGCATGGCACCACGTTGCCCTTGTTAGAAAAGGTAATACATTCACATATTTTACAGATGGTCAATCTGTCGGATCATTCACATTTACTGGCTCTGTCAACCAAACAGCATCAAACCCTCTGCGTATCGGCACTAGGGTGGACGCAAATTTCGGCATTCAAGGATATATTGACGACTTCCGTGTCACCAAAGGAGCAGCACTCTACCCATTCCATCCACCTGCTTCTGCACTACCCACAACTGGTACTGTCACCACCCTCCCCAACACGGGCATCCTCTCACTCGCAGAACACTATCAATCTAAATTATAAATAAGTATTATGAATGAAATAGTACCAAAAAAGGACATTCCTGAAAGTGTCCATTCAAGTTATGATGAAGACTTAGATCTTATTCGTTCTACTCTTCGTGGTCTTCTTATGTCTGGAGAAGAGGGATTAGAACTTGCTCAGAGTGTAGCAAGAGAATCTGAGCATCCACGTGCCATCGAAGTCCTGACAGGAATGATTAAACAACAGGCAGAAAACGCTCATGCGCTACTTGATATGCATAAGCGCAATCAAGATATTAATGTCACTCAGGCAAAAGGTCAGTCTGATGATCAAAGAAGTTTAACTCAAAATGTATTTGTAGGATCCACAGCAGAGTTACAGAAAATGCTGCGTGGAGATACGGAGGTGATTGAACATGATTATGACGGAACTAACCAAAGGAATATTTAAACTTCTTAAAAGACTCATCGGCGAGTCAAGTATTGTATTAGCAATCATTTATACTATCGGGCATATCTTTATTGCCACGATCTGCAACTGGTTAATTACAGGTGCAGCAATGGAGCTAGCGGCTATCGATGCGATTGTAGAACCCATCATTAATGGATTCTGGTTCTATGCGCTCCATAAATTAGCAAAGAGATTTATTAAGAGTGAATGATACATACCTCGGCAATCCGCAGGTTAAGCGGGATGGCGTACAACAAGGATGGACTAAACAGGACATTCAAGAATATCAGCGCTGTATGACTGATCCAGTTTACTTTGCCGAAACATACGGTAAAGTCATCTCACTGGATGAAGGATTAGTGCCTTTTAAATTATATCCTTATCAGAAAGAAATGTTTGAGCATTTCAATGATAATAGATTCTCCATCGTATTAGCTTGTCGTCAGTCTGGTAAGTCTATTAGTTCGTGTATGTATATCCTCTGGTACGCTCTGTTTCATCCAGATCAGACGATTGCGATTCTTGCTAACAAAGGCGCTACTGCAAGAGAAATGTTAGCACGTATTACACTGGCATTAGAGAACACCCCATTCTTTTTACAACCCGGAACTAAAGCATTAAATAAAGGCTCTATAGAATTTAGTAATAACTCTCGTATCATCGCTGCAGCGACCTCTGGCTCGTCTATAAGAGGACTCTCAGTCAACTTGCTATTCCTTGATGAGTTTGCGTTTGTAGAGAATGCAGCACAGTTTTATACGTCTACATATCCAGTTATTTCATCAGGTAATACATCTAGAGTAATTATTACTTCTACAGCAAATGGTATCGGCAATATCTTTCATAAAATCTATGAAGGCGCAGTACAGGGTACAAATGAATTTAAACCGTTCCGAGTAGACTGGTGGGATGTTCCTGGTCGTGATGAGCAGTGGAAGGATCAAACCATTGCCAATACTTCAGAGTTGCAGTTTCAACAAGAATTTGGTAACACGTTCTTCGGAACAGGTAATACACTGATCTCTGCCGATGCGCTAATGAACATGAAGGCTAAACCGCCTGTCAGTGTTGGTGACATTAACGTATATAAAGAACCTAAAGCAAATCATGATTATATTATGACAGTAGATGTAGCAAAAGGTCGTGGGCAAGACTATTCTACATTTAATATTATTGACATTTCCACAAATCCATTTAAACAGGTTGCTTGCTATAGAAATAATTTAATCTCGCCTATTCTTTTCCCAGATATTATTCATAAATGGGCAAAACGATATAATGAAGCATATGTCATTATCGAATCTAATGATCAGGGTGCAGTAGTCGCTAATGGTTTATACTATGATATTGAATATGAAAATATGCATGTAGAGTCTATGATTAAAGCAGGTGCGATTGGCATGACTATGAATCGTAAAGTAAAACGTATCGGTTGTTCTAATCTCAAAGATTTGATTGAAGAAAAACGATTACATATTGTAGATTTACAAACAATTACAGAGTGCTCTACATTTGAAGCAAGAGGTAATTCCTTTGAAGCATCAGATGGCAATCATGATGATCTAGTAATGAATCTAGTTATGTTTGCATGGTATGTAGGAACAGAAGCATTTTCAAATCAAACTGATATGACAATGAAACAAATGCTATATGAAGAGAAGATGAAAGCGATCGAAGATGATATTACACCAGTAGGTATTATTGATGATGGTGTAGAAACAGAAAAATCTGAAACAATAGGCGGTGACGTTTGGTTCGAACAAAGAACAGATTTATTCTAAAAATATGATATTTATAAATATTATCGTTGTTTGAAAGAACCTTATAATGAATAACTTATCATTCAATTCAAACGAAAAGAGGAAGACTCATGGCTTTTTTCACGCCTTCGCTGTCTCCAGCTGTAGTAACCCGTGAGATTGATCTCACCGGAATTGTACCAAACGTAGGCACCACAACTGGTGTATTCGTTGGTAACTATCGTTGGGGTCCAGTCGATAAACCTACACTTGTGGACAACGAAGCGAGACTCGTTTCCTTGTTTGCCACTCCAGATACAAATAACTCGGTAGATTTTCATACTGCCACACACTTTACAAAGTACTCTAACCAACTTCTGAACATTCGTGCAGTAACAAGTGCAGCAAAGAATGCTTACCACACTGATGCCGGATTTGCTTCTGGTCGTACAGCAAGGTTGGTTAAGAATGACACAGACTTTGATAACCAACGTTCTGCAATGGATTCTGATTTACATGGTTTCGTTGGTAAATATCCTGGTTCACTGGGCAACTCCCTTCAAGTTCAACTTTGCTCCTTTGACACCGGCGACTCTGCATTTACAGACTGGTCTCTGAGAACCAGCTTTGATGCTGCTCCTGGTACATCTGCTTATCTCGCAGGAAAGAACGGATCAAACGATGAAGTTCACGTTGCTGTTGTAGACCAAGATGGTCTGTTCTCTGGCACGAAGGGCGAGGTTCTTGAGACATTCCCGTTCCTTTCCTTAGCAAGAGACGCAAAGAATGCAGACGGATCCACTAACTATATTGCTGATGTATTAAATAATCAATCGAAATATGTTTGGCTTGTAGATGCAGCTAACATTGACTCTGACTACTCCGCAGCTGGAGCTGGTACAGATGCAGCTGACTCTGGCGATAACTATGCTCTGATTGCTTCTGCACAAGGTGTAAAGACTATCAGCATGGTCAGTGGTGCTAACTCTGGCGCTCTGGGTACTTCTGAATACGCTACTGCCTTTGATCTGATCGAAGACGTAGATACGTATCAGGTAGACTTCCTGATTGCACCACCAGTAACTGCTACATCCGGTGCAAACAATACTGCAAATACGATCATTACTGATCTGAACACAATTGCTGCTACAACCCGTAAAGACTGTGTTGTAGTTGCTTCCCCACCAAAAGCTTCTGTAATCAATACTACTACTCCAGTAGATGATACGGTTACTTTTGCTAATCTGCTTCCATCTAGTTCTTACATCTTCCTTGATAATAACTACATCAAGGTATTTGATAAGTACAACGATGAATATATCAACATTCCAGCAAACTCTTCTACTGCAGGACTAATGGCTCAATCGGATCAGGAAACTGCTCCTTGGTACTCGCCAGCTGGTCTGAGAAGAGGTCAGTACTTTGGTGCTGTAGATATTGCTCACTCGCCAACTAAAGCGCAGAGAGATACACTCTACAGAGCGAATGTTAACCCAATTGCCAACATTCCTGGTGCTGGTATTACTCTGTTTGGCGATAAGACAATGCTGCGTCGTCCTTCGGCATTCGACCGAATCAACGTTCGCCGCCTGTTCCTTACTCTGGAAAGAGCAATTGCAAGAGCAGCAAAATCTGTACTGTTTGAATTCAACGATGAATTTACCAGAGCAGAGTTTGTGAATATTGTAGAACCTTTCCTGAGAGAAGTAAAAGGTCGCCGTGGTATCACTGATTTCCGTGTTGTCTGTGACGAAACAAACAACACCCCAGAAATCATTGACCGTAATGAGTTCATTGCTACTATCTTCATTAAGCCTGCACGTTCTATCAACTTCATCACACTGAACTTTGTTGCTGTTAGAACTGGCGTAGACTTTGAAGAAGTAGTCGGACAGCAATTCTAGAACCGCTTAACTAAGGAGATAAAAGAATGGCTATTTTAGGAGTCGATGACTTCAAGGCAAAACTGAAAGGTGGCGGCGCTAGATCCAATCTGTTTAAGGCAACTGTCAACTTTCCAGGATATGCGGCAGGTGATGTAGAACTTACATCCTTTATGTGTAAAGCTGCACAACTCCCTTCCTCAGTAATGGCTGAGATCGTTGTACCATTCCGTGGTCGTGAACTCAAAATTGCTGGTGATCGGACGTTTGAACCTTGGACAATCACAGTAATTAACGACACAGACTTTAGTGTTCGTGACGCTATGGAGCGTTGGATGAATGGTATTAACGGCCATACAACCAATGAAGGTCTTGTAAATCCAACTGACTATCAAGCTGATCTGATTATTGAACAGCTGGATAAGAATGGTGATACACTGAAGACCTATAACTTCCGTGGCACTTTCCCAACTAACGTATCTGCAATCGACGTATCGTATGACAATACAAACGTCATTGAAGAGTTTACGGTGGACTTCCAAGTCCAGTACTGGGAATCTAATACAACTAGCTAATATCGCTATAAATATAAGATAGGGGAGGGATAGACTCTCCCCTATTATTTTACCCACCTTGGAGAAGTACTTTGGCTGAAAACGATAGTTTGAAACTCTTTGGGTTTGAAATCTCAAGAGCTAGAAATGAAAAAAAGAAAGAGCAGTTACCTTCTATCGTTCCACCTTTAGATGATGATGGTTCGGGATACATTACTGCTTCAGGCACTCATTATGGATCTTACCTTGATCTTGGTGGCGATCAAGTAAAAGACGATAAAGATTTAATTAAAAAATATAGAACAGTAGCAATGCATCCTGAAGTTGATGCAGCAATTGAAGATATTGTAAATGAAGTTATCTCTGGTGAAGATGAAGTTGTCGATTTAAATCTTGACAATGTAGAAACCACAGATGCTATCAAAAAGCAAATCAAAGAAGAATTCGATAATATCTCTGCGATGTTAGACTTTCAGAACTATGCGCATGATATTTTCCGCAGATACTATGTAGATGGAAGAATCTATCATCATTTGGTTGTTGATCCTAAGAGGCCTCAAGAGGGTATTCAAGAGATTCGACCTATTGATGCAACTAAAATTCGTAAAGTAAAAGAAGTTAAAAAAGAAAGAGATCCCACCTCTGGCGCTAATATTGTAAAAAAGATTGACGAATATTATATTTACAGTGATGATAGAGCAGGGCATTTAACAAATTCTACTGGTGGATCTAAATCACAGTCTGCTGTAAAGATTTCGCCTGATGCAATTAGTTATGTGACCAGTGGATTGCTTGATAATAATCGCAGAAAGGTAATTTCTTATTTACATAAAGCATTAAAGCCCATCAATCAATTGCGTATGATGGAAGATGCTCTGGTTATCTACAGACTTTCAAGAGCACCAGAAAGACGTATTTTTTATATTGATGTAGGTAACTTACCTCGAGGTAAAGCAGAACAGTATCTGAAAGACATTATGTCCAGATACAGAAATAAACTGGTTTATGATGCGAATACAGGTGATCTTAAAAATGATCAAAAGCATATGTCTATGCTTGAAGACTTTTGGCTTCCAAGACGTGAAGGTGGTAGAGGTACAGAAATCTCAACTCTTCCTGGCGGTCAGAACTTAGGTGAAATTGATGATATTGTTTATTTTCAAAAGAAACTCTATAAAGCACTGAATGTTCCTATGGGTAGAATCAACCCAGAAGATCAGGCAGGCGGGCTTTTAGGTAGAACATCTGAGATTACCAGAGATGAGTTTAAGTTTCAAAAGTTTGTAAGTAGACTTCG